ACCATCACCTCATTGACAGGTACTGCTTTAGAAGTTGGTGATATTATTGCTTGTTATTCGGCTCTGACAACACAAGCATTTTATTCTTATATTGCTTCTATATCAGGTTCTGTACCAACTCAAACCGTTACACTGGCTAACCCATATGCAATTACTGGAACATGGGTTGCAACTGGTAACAATTATTATTCATGTAAGCCAGTTAATGGTGAATCATATTATACTGCAATTACAAATGGTACTAAAATATTAGGTACGGCTTTTGGTGGGTTGACTGGTAGTAGTGGTACATCTACTGCGATAGGAACGGCTGGTATTGGAGGTGGTACTATATTAGATAATACGAATGGTTATTCAAATCAACAAGCAACTGGTTCTTATGGTTCATCAGGTTATACAAATACTACACCATTTTTAACAGGTGCAACAATACAAGCATTTAATAATTTAGTTACATCAAATAATACTACAACTTCTATAGCACAATATAGTGTTGGAGGATATACATCATCAGCAACAAATCCTAACACTACTGTTAATGGTGGTGTAGGGTGCGTATTCGTCCAAACTTATACTTAAAAAATAAAATATATAAACATTCATTATTATATAATAATAATTAATGTCTACAAACTTAACAACAACAACAACAGTTATTCAAGAGATACCTACGACTTTGGTAGGACAACCATATAATATTGTAGGTCAATCTACTACTTTAGACTCAAAACTCATAAAACAAAGTCTTAATTTATATAATACAGCATCTTTAGATCCAAATGGCAATCCAACGTTAGTTAATACTAACTATTGTGCGATGGGGGCAGGTGGATTAGAGATTCTCGCTTATGACGTTAATAATCCTAATTATCGTTCTATAACATACTATTCCGTTCAAGGTCTACAAGCATCAGTAATGAATATAGATAATCCATTAATAAAATCAACAAGTTTAACATGTGGTTCATCTGGAACTGAATCAAATGTAGGTACTAGTTCGTCAGATACGTCTTTATCGCGTTATTTTAGTACTGTTAGTAAATCAAATTTTACAACTTCACAAACTGGAACACAATATAACTTCGCCGATAAATTAACTTTAAAAACTACCGCAACACTTAACCAATTTTTAGTAGATAATAATGCTGGAACGTCAGGTCATGTATTAACATCAGGAGGGTCGGGTGGGTCTGTATCATGGAGTGCACCTGCTACAGACCCTAACGTTGTACCACTAACAACCCCACCTGATAGTGCTACTCTGGCTATAAATAATAGTGTAAAGATTCAAAACGGAGAGACTGGTTCTGAATCTAATTATATTGAATTAAGTTCAGATAGTGGTAATAATACTATATCTTTATCCGGTGCTTTTGGAACATCAGGTCAGGTTTTAACTTCTGGTGGAAGTGGTGGTTCATTATCATGGACTACACCTACAACAACTACACCAAATTTAAGTCAGGTATTAACTTCTGGTAATAGTGCAACAGACATATATATTACTTTACTTACTTCTACTTCTTTTACAAGGAATAATAGTTTAGAATATGATGGAATGCATACTGACTATAATAATATGCAAGTAGTAGCAACCGGTGATAATAATGGAATGTTATGGACTAATAATAAATTAGTGATGGCCCCACGTGGTGGGAATCCAGTATCTGGCTGGGGTGGTCTTTGTGAGTATAACATGGGATATTCTGGTGTGATTAATATTCCTGAAGCATTACAACATATGGGTTTAGACTTCGCATATGGAGGACCATCATCACAATATTTAGATATGCAGTATAAAAGCACTGGAACAGACCCAAATGGATTCTTCTTCCAAAATTATGACAGTACAGGTGCTAATTTTTTACATACTGAGATATCACAGGCTATGACAGGTGCAACAACACATAATTTTTTAATGTATCGCAAACCCACCGCTGGTGCTATTACTAAACAGATTAATATTAATCAGGATAATATAGTTATGACAGATAATACAAGCGGTGTAGTCACATCAACTTTAGATGCCGATAATCTTCAACTGGCTAAAACGTCAGTATATACACATGATATTAAAAATAATACTTCTACTAACTATTTAGATTTATCAAGTACTGTTGGTGTTGCTATTGGTGCAACATCATTGCCATTAAGTTTAAGAGGCAACGTTGATGCCGTAACAAGTTTAACAGCGAATAGTGGTGCTTTAGTGTTTTATGGTGGAACTGCTGGTGCTTCAACAGCGGTGAGTTATACAGTTCCAAGTTCTGGTGTTAATCGCGAATTCTATCTTACTTTGACAGGTACTACCGCATCACAAGTTATTACACTTCCTACAGCAAGGAATGGATATACAATATATATAACTAACTTATCGACACAGACATGGACTGTAAATAGGGCTGGTACTGATGTAATTTATGGCGGGCCATTAGGCCCAGCGGGTGGAACATCATTCACAATCGTGAGTAATAAGGCTTATGAATTATTCCAATCAACCAGTTCATTTGTATTTGTTGGCGAGACTGCTACCCGAACCGTTTTAACTGTAACCAGTATTAACTCATCAAATTTAAACCCTAACGCACCAGCATACGTTCGAGCACCAGCGGATTGTGTAGAACAATTCGGGACAATTACTACTGGTGGTGCAACTACAGGTACTTTATCATTCCCTAAAGCGTATTCGGCTGCACCATGTGTCACAATCACGGTTGTTAATAGTGCTGTGGCATCGAATGCGGGAACGATTACATCATTAAGTGCTACAGCATTTAACTGGCATGTTGCTGGTGCTACTGCTACATCAATATGTTGGCGTGCTACTGGTACTGCTCTTGCTACATTATAAAAGTATATACATAAAGTATATAAAAATATATTACATATATATATAATGAGACTTGTGAGTTTAACAGTTGCCAAAAACCCTAAAAAAAGATTTACCATAAAATTTAGTGATCCCGCTAAAACTATTAGTTTTGGAGATTCAGAAGGTGAGACATATATAGACCATCATGATAAAATTAAAAGGAAGAATTATATTGCAAGACACGAAGTAAATGAGGACTGGACTACAGTTAATGCTGGTTCATTATCCCGTTATATCCTTTGGGGTTCTTCAACGGATTTAAGAACTAATTTATTAAAATACTTAAAGAGATATGACATCGAACACGACATCATGGAATGACGCATATATAAATATATTACAAAGAATAAGAATGAACGCAGTTCAACTAAATAAGAAGCATACACAAAGATACGTATATTTTAATTCTATCGCTAAATACTTTGATATACCTATTATAGTATTATCTGTATTCTCATCATCCTTTACTGCTTTGGGTGTTATAGAACCTAAGTATGCTACAGTTATTACAACGAGTATATCTATGATTATCACTATCTTAAGTTCTATAAAAATATATCTTAATTTAAGTAGTAATATAAATGACGAGATATCGTTAAGTAAGGGATATTATATATTAAGTATTAATATATATAAAACTATAAATTTAAGGCCTAATGATTTAGATATTAAAACATATATAGAGACTACATATAATGAGTATTGTAAATTAATGGAACAATCAAGTGTTCTATATAAAAATATCCATAAAGATTTATTAACCATTAACGACTATTTTGATGATTCGTTAAATACCCCTACCAGTAGTAAGCAAGGATCGTGCGATGGTTCTATAAGTTCATCAAGTGATGAGGAATCTAAAATTGATGTTATACGGAGGAGTGGTTCTACACATATTTAATAATATATTTATAGACAAATCTATTAATATATTATAATGGAACATATAATATATGGAATGATAAGTGGTGATGGATTAAAGCCATTCATGGCAAGAATCGGTGGGAAGACACTACTCAAAAAAATTATAGTGGATAAATACTTCCCTAATGGATATGAGGATATGACATATGTCGAGCCATTTGTAGGTGGAGGTTCTATATTCTTTTATAAAGAACCAAGTAGTAAAGAAGTAATAAATGACTTAGACAAAGAAGTTATAAAAATATATAAAGGTTTTAAAAAATATAGTGGAGATAAAATTAGTGGAGATATTAATGGCACATATTCTAAAACCGAATTCAAAAGAATAAAAGTCTCTAATCCTTCCACAGAGTATGGGAGGTTTTTAAGATCCCTTTTATTATTCAAGTTATCTTTTTACGGACAGCAAAGGAGTTTTGGTAATCCCCGACCCATAAAATCAAATTATGGTGAGTCATATAAAGATAGATTAAAAAATACAACTATCTTAAATTCCAATGCTTTATCCGTTATCAAAAAATATGATTCGTCTAATACATTATTCTATTTAGACCCGCCATATGAAGCATCAGATAAATTATACGTCCATGATACTTTACATATTAAAGATGTATATGACGTTCTTAAAAATATAAAAGGTAAGTTTATATTATCATATAATGACTCTAAAGAATGTAAAGAATTATTTAAGAGTTATAATATCCATAAAGTCAAAACCAAATACACTAAAGGAGATGAAGGTGGACAACATCATATTAAAACTGAACTTATAATTACTAATTTTTAAGCATCAGACATAGCGGGCTCACCTGTATAGAACACATCTAAATCACTTGGTTCTGGTTTAAGGTATAAACCCTTATATACCCACCTATTATAGAATAAACCCGTCTTTTTATATTTAATAGATTTACCGTATATATCATCAAATTTAGTATATAGAATCTTCATCGAGTAAGGCTTATATCCATTATCCTTACACCATGAATCATATGACATTTTAATGTCTGTTTTTAGAATCATATCATTATCACCACCATTATCATATGTGTCTTCAATAAAACTATCTATATTGGATTGTTCTCTGATATAATCATTCTGCATCTCTAACATATCACCTGATGGTTCAAATACTTTATTTTTATAGTATTCAATAGCACCATCTACACACCATGAGAAGAATTCATTGATATCAATCTTATCCACCAACCCTAATACCTTTTTAAACTCATTAGGCTTTGTTGGGTTCTCAACGAATCTGGCGTTGAATGGAACTAATCTTACACGATCGACGTTCGCTTTGTCATTCGCATTAAAGTCTGGTTTGTTGTTAGTGCATATAATAATTTTACATGTAGGTTTAAATGTCACAGGTTCTTTATATAACGCCCGTGCAGTAATAGGGTCATCACCTGTAATCATTTTAATAAGCGATTCATTAAGTTTATCATCACCATCAGTCTCAGAGAATGTAGCCAGACGACAGTCTTTTAGTTGTAATGCTTCACAACCACCTGTTTTACCTTTACCAGCATCTATAAATACACATTTGGATACTGACTGATACTGTTCCATAAGAATCTTATTCATTAAACTTAAAATGACTGATTTACCGTTCGCACCCTTACCATAAAAGATGAAGTAGACACGTGCATCCATCTTGGCAGTTAAACAATATCCTAAAATCTTTTGAAGGTATTTAATATTATCCGCGTTATTACACATGATAGTATTAATAAGATTCATTGTTGCTTCTGACCTTTTAGGTGTATAATCAACATCGGCTTCATATGTAAAGTAATCTTCTTTTGTACGTAGATGAATCATACCTGTTTTAAGGTCTATAACCTTACCACCTTTAATTGGTAGGTGATTAGGTTTAAACCTATTAAGGTTGTCATAAAATTTATCATCATGAATTAACTCCTGATAGTATTGATATACATTACTCATATTTTTAAATTTAGTCATTTGATTTGTCATTTTAGTTAGTTTGGATATTTTGTCTAAAGTCATGGTTTTATCATGTTGGATATACATCTTAAGAATTTTAATAAAAAAACTTGACATATATTCTATGACGGTGTTCTGCGTCACCTGAACCCATAATAGGTATTTATCGTCGGGGGTAAAATTATCAACAGACCATTTATAAATATACTTTTTTGAATACTTAAATTTACATGGTAATGAACGATGGAAGAACCTCGCGGTCTCAATCTCATTATCAATAACTTCAATGTATTCTTCATACGGTATCATAATCTCGGAATAATCCATTAATATATATATTTAATAAAACTTTAAGTCTCTTTTTTGGGAATTGGACTTTTATTTTTGGACTTTTATTATTATTTTATCCTCATCTTTTACCCCCAGCCACCTTTTTATCCCCCTCACCCTCTCTACTTAAAAAATATTTGATATTAGTCCAAAAGTCCAATTTTTTATAAAATTTATAAACTTACTCCTAGGAGAGCCTAGTAGGATACTTTACGGCGTTCCAAAAAAACTGGCCTCCTTGGACCAAGTTTAAATAAAATATCAAATATTTTTAAGGGAAGGAGGGAGGGGTAAAAAAAGATAGTGGGGGGTAAAAAAAGATAGTGTGGGGTAAAAAATAAAATACGATATAAAAAAATAATATCTACAATTAATAATAATGTTTAAAGATTTGAAGACAAAAACTAAAGATTTTATGGGTGATGTAAAAGAATATGGTGATACTGTCTTAAATGGTCGTGATGACGTTCCACCTAAAGTTCGTGGATTAGTTAAACGGTTCAAAGATGTTCCCATCGTAGGTATTACTATTAATAGAACGCCAGTTAATGAGATGCTTATTAAGGCACTCAATACAGTATCATCCGGTCATTTTGGTAGTAAATTAGAAGAATCACCTTACGATAAATTATATCATTTACGTATTGATTGTAAATTACAAAATGGTAAAACCGTTAAATTAGAGAAGAATGAGGTTGTAAATGCCGATGTAAATCCATCTGTTGCTAAGGACGCTGAGACAAAAGTATTAGGGAACATGAAGCAAGGTTTAACTCTTAAAGGGTTATTACAGGGTGGAGAACGTGTTATGGGTAATAAGTTTATTCCATATGACGCAGTCCACAATAATTGTCAGGATTTTATTATGGGTATTTTACGAGGGTCTGATATAGGCGACCAATCAGACTTTGATTTTATAAAACAACATACCAAAGATTTTTTTAAAGGTAAAGACCAAAAACATGTAAGACAAACTGCAAAGTTCTTAACGGACGCAGGTGGTAAAGTTAATGAGATAATTTACGGTCACGGAGTTGAAGGTAAAATAAAATCTGTCGGTAAAACTTTAACACATCCAGTACATACATATCATCAAACAAAGGAGGCTGTTGGTGATGTTTTATCTTTAGAAGGTAAAATTCTTAAAGATATATTTACGGGTAAAATTAATTCACTAAAAGACGTAACTAAATATAAGGGTGCTAAAAAACTTTACGATAAATATAATGACGAAGAAGGAATTAAGGGTTCAGGAGGTAAATCAATAAAGATACTTAAAAATAAACCATCTACAAGTGATAATATGTCAGACACAGATACAGACCATGAAGGAGATTACTCGTCAAGCGATGAAGAGATAATGGGAAGCGGATTACATGAAGAGAGTGATATTATGCATCGTATGGCTAAATTAAGCCACGATATTCACAGACACCATCAAGACCACGGAATGAAGAAGCGTGTTGTTAAAGGTTATCAATTATTAGGAGATGGAATTAAACATTCTATTGTTGGTTGTGGTAAATATGGTAAAGAAGATTTTAAAGCCGTAGGAGGTGCAATCGGTGGTAAAGTTAATCGGGTTAAAAAATTTAATCGTTGGTTCAAGGCCATTGGGTCTAAATTTAAAACTCTTAATCATAACCTACAACCAATTAAACGTGCTGGTGAAGATATGGCAGTTCAAAAGATTAATCCATTAAGTGCTGCCGAGAATTATCTTAATGACTTCCAACGAGAAGCACCTGAGACAATGGAAGCACTTAGAAGTGCATACGGTAGTTCTAAAAAAGAGCCTACAGAACCTGTTTATGTTCCTGAAGCAGAATATGTACCAGAAGCAACTATTCAACCTTATCAATCACCGTTCGCCGATTCATGGTCCTCATATTCTAATCATATGTATGGTAATGGATTAGGTGGTAATGTTATTAAAACTTCTAAAACTGTTGCTAAAGATTTAATTACTGCAGGTGGTGACCGTGCTGTCCGTGCCATTGAAGGAAGTGGTATGGCGACTCGTCAAGCACAAATGGAACTAAGACAACAGAGACAAGCCGATGCAGCAGCACAAGCAGAAGCACAACGATTACACGACCAAAAACAACGTAAAAAAGAGAGGAAGAAGGATAATAGTTTTTTAAATAAGGCTGGTGATGCATTAAGTACTGGTGGTAAAACTGCTTATTCAGTTTTTAAAGGCACATCAGAAGCAATGATGTTCCCTTACGGTAATCCATACTCTGTAGGATATGGAGTAGGTGGTAATGTCATTAAAACTTCTAAAGATGTTGCTAAAGACTTAATTACTGCAGGTGGTGACCGTGCTGTCCGTGCTATTGAAGGTAGTGGTCGAGGACGCGGAAGGCCTAAACGAAGCACCTTACAAAATATTGGTGATTTTACTTACGGTGTTGCAAAAGGAACACTTATGCCATATTCAACCCGATCTGGTTACGGTGTTGGTGGTAATGTTATTAAGACTTCTAAAGATGTTGCTAAAGATTTAATTACTGCTGGTGGTGATCGTGCTGTCCGTGCTATTGAGGGCTCAAATGTAATCAAGACTTCTAAAACTGTTGCTAAAGATTTAATTACTGCTGGTGGTGATCGGGCTGTCCGTGCTATCGAGGGTTCAAATGTAATCAAGACTTCTAAAACTGTTGCTAAAGATTTAATTACTGCTGGTGGTGATCGGGCTGTCCGTGCTATCGAGGGTTCAGGTGCTAAAAAGCGTGGTCGGTTAGTTAAGGGTTCTCCTGAGGCTAAAGAATGGGCTCGTAAAATGCGTGAGGCTAAAATGAATAAACGATAAACCGTTAAATGAATAAACGATAAACCATTGAGAGACTTATTATATTATATAGTTAATGATATCAGGCATCATTTACAAAATCTATAACTTAAATGATACGTCCCAGTTCTATATAGGGAGTACAGTTAATTTTAGTAGACGTAAATCACACCATAAAAAGAACGTAACAAATAAACGTGGTAAGCGATATTGGACTAAACTATATTTATATATACGCGATAATGGTGGATGGATTAATTTTGGTATGGAACAATTAATTAAACAAGACTTCAATTCACTTAATGATTTACATATATTCGAACAGAATCTTATTAATAATCTCAAACCAACTTTAAATTCTATAAGAGCCAGTATCATTCGACATACAAATAATGATGACACAGATAACATTGAGGACCATTGGGTAATGACAAGTTATAAACCTTCAGACAGTATAGAAGAACATAAAGATAGTTCACCGGATAAATCACCTCTACTTTTTATAATAGACTTAGAATAATTAATATATATAAAGATTACTTATATATATAAATTAATGGAAGACCCTATAATTGTAAAAGATGAATCTACCGTAATCCAAAACTCTGACTATTTATATAAGACAAAGAATGAATGGATTACAGATGTACCTTACTCAGACCCGTCACCTGAAGAATTAAAATTATTAGAAGGAACAGTTAAACCTGATGTCCTATTAAAAACAGAACGGGAAGAAGTAAAGACTGAATTAACACCAGAACAACAACGACGTAACGCTATTAATATTATTAAAGTTGTATCACTTAATAGAATTGGATTACATCATTTTATTATGTCACCCTATAAATTATCTACACAACAAAAAAAGAAGTATAAAGAATCTATGAGTAAAGTATTAGAACAATATAATGAATCGATAGAATCGCGTGAAGTTGTGATAAAGGAATTTAATGAGATTGTCAATGATATATTATTAGATAATGGTATGGATGTATCACAATACCCAGTCTATGATTTTAAATCGTAAATAAACATTATTTAAAGACATTTTATTATTATTAAATAATAACATGTCCGGCCAACCAAATCGCAAACCACAAGATGTTAATGACTTCCGTCAGGATTACATGAATCAATTAAATTTAAGAGCGTCTATAGATGACTTAAATTATCAAGCAAATAAAACATATAAGGCTACAGGTGCTTTACCACCACAATCAAGTATGCCTGATACACGTTCAACTTCTGAGATTCTCGCTGATATATCACGTCTTAAAGTTGAACTTATTGCAGAATTCAAACCCTTATTAAACGCACAAAGTGCATCATTATTAATTCAACGTATAGAACAAAGTCCATTAAATGGTGATGGTTCTTTATTAGTATTCCTCTCACAAAATGTTAAACAGATTGTTCCTAAATTACAAATGCGTTACGCTAAAGGTATTAAAGGTGACGAAGGGGATATTGAGACTTTAAAAACATTTATTGAGAACTTATATTCAGAACTTAAAGACAGTACTGGAAGTATTAAATCATTCTTTGACAGACCTCAAACGGCATCATCAATTAATTTAGGTGATTTTGTTGAATTAATAAGACAGTATGATAAAATCAGAATTCAAATGCTAGCCAAATATCCTTCAGATGTACGAGCAAAAGCAGGAGGAACAAAACTTCGTAGGGCTTTTGATAGAATTTTAGAGATATTCTCAAGATTAGATTTATTAATAAATGCCGATCAAAAAAATCCTTTAACAAGAACTCAAATATCAGATTATGTTGCAGGTCTTTTATCTGTTAATGTACCACCTGATGCTGGTATAAGTCTTGCACCAGCAACAACACGTCCTGATCCATTATTGGTTAAACGAGCACAATTATTAGATGAATTTATTACATCATTACCTGATCCATCAAAATTACGTGCTTTATTATCTCAATTAGATAAGTCATTACAAAATAGTGATTCTCAGTTATCATATAATATTTTAATAAATATCCAAAGTATTTTACCTAATATGCTTAATGATATGACAGTCGCACAATTAACAGATTTAGTTGATGATATACAGTCAGGTACATATGATGTTACACATGCATCAACAGCCAGACAAGATTTAGAACAAATAAGACGTGAAGGATTACCACAAGGAACACCACCAACGTCTCGACCATCAACACCACCACCAGTTGATATACCATCAAATATAAGACATCAATTAACTACAAGTTTATTAGATACAATTAAAAGTGCTATAAAAGATGACGCTAATGACACACCTCCTAAAATATTAGATTCAGTAGTAGGTGTTTTTACACAGCAAATTGAAGCAGTTAAACAAATGTATCCAACCATAGAATTTGGATCATTTAACACCGATGGTGACCAGTTATCACGAACTATCATATCGTTTTTACAGACAGTATTATATGAGAATGATCGTCAAAAATATAAAGAACTTTATAGTGAATTAGATTATTTACATAAAATGCAAGATGATGATGATATAGAAGCATTTACTAATTCTTTAGGTGAACCAATTTATCAATTTTTAGGTGATACTAATGGTGTTGGTATGCAAGGTAATGGTCTTAAAAAACGTCGTGGGCGGGTTAAAGGTTCAGGTATTGCAACTCCTAAAAAGTTTTTAGTAGATAAGGTCGACCATACTAAAGGTATTAAACCTGATAAAAAATATATCCCGTTTGGTAAATATTATATTCATAACCATAAATTAAATGACAATATTTTATCATTCAGACAACCTTCAGGTGTATCTGTTATCGG